ATACGTGTTCGAAGGCATGTATCCTACTACAGTAGACCAGATCGAAATGGATTGGGGAACTGTGGATACTGTTGAAGAATTCGGTGTGACCTTCCAGTATGATTTCTGGAGAGTAGAAGGTACCACCGGAATTCCTACTTCGTAATAATAATTTATATAATAATAAGGTGATATAGTGAAAATTTTTGGCTTTGAGATAAAGAGGCCGGAACTGGAGGATGTTAATGCTCCGGTTTCGTTTGCCGAACCTCTTAACGATGATGGTGCCATTACCGTTGGTAATGCGCTCGGTGGATTTTATAATACAATTTTAGATATGGAAGGCTCTGCTAAAACAGAGTCTGAACTTATAACTAAGTATCGCAGTATGGCGATGCAACCTGAGGTATCTCAGGCCGTTGATGATATCGTCAATGAAGCAATAAGTATTGACACAAATGAACAGGCAGTTGAGATTTCACTAGGTGAAACTGATCTTCCTGAAAAAGTCAGGAAAAAAATTGCTAGTGAATTTGATACCATATTGTCTTTGTTTGATTTTACAAACAATGCTTATGATATGTTTTACAAATTCTATGTTGACGGTAGATTAAACTATCACATTATTATAGATAACAATGATACAAAGAAAGGTATCGTAGAATTAAGATATGTTGACCCACGAAAGATTAAATTAATTCGTGAAGTTGACAAAAAAGGGAAAGACCAACACTCGGGCGTACCAACAAAACGAGTGAAAAATGAATACTATATGTATTCAGATAGTGGCTTTCAAAATACGAGTACAGGTGGCGTAAGTTCTCCTGTTGCTGGTGGAACAACTGGCTTTAAAATTGCAAAGGACTCTGTTGGTAGAGTTACTTCGGGTTTAATGAATGAGAATAATAGTTTAGTACTATCTCATTTACACCCATCAATTAAAGCTTTAAACCAGCTTCGTATGTTAGAGGATGCAACAGTCATCTATACATTGACTAGAGCTCCTGAACGAAGAATTTTTTATATTGATGTAGGTAATTTACCGAAGAATAAGGCGGAACAATATCTTAGAGATATGATGGCTCGCCATAAAAATAAACTTCAGTATAATTCAGCAACAGGTGAGATGACAGATGCTCGTAAAATGCTGACAATGACAGAAGATTTTTGGTTCCCTCGTAGAGGTGGCGAAAGGTCTACAGAGGTTGATACACTAGCAGGTGGTAACGCCCAAGGTTTAACTTCTGATGAGAATTTAATGTATTTTCAACGTAAATTATATAAAGCGTTGAAGGTACCTTTAACACGTTTAGAACCAGAGGCAATGGCAAGTTTTGGCAGATCCTCCGAAATAACCAGAGACGAATTGAAGTTTAGTAAGTTCATTCGTAGGGTAAGAACAAGGTTTTCTTGGCTATTTAATATAGTACTTGAGAAACAATTGGTATTAAAAGGAATTTTAACACCAGAAGAGTTTAACGAAATTCGTAACCAAATAAGATATGAATTTGTTAAAGATAACTATTTCGAGGAACTTAAAGAAGCTGAGATTTTAAGAGAACGATTAACAACATTGAGAGATGTAGCTGAATATACAGGTAAATATTTCTCTCATCAGTGGATTGTCAAAAACGTATTACAGATGTCTGACGAAAAGGCTCGTGAAATGGAAGAAGAAATTGAACAAGAAAGAGCAGCTGGTGCGTTTGATGATGACAGTGATACAAGTTTTTAATAAATAGTTAAATAGATTAAATAGGACTCAATATGAAATATTTTAAAGACATTCTCTCCGAGGTAGGCCAACCAAAGGCTCCCGAAGAAAAAAGATTTAAGGACCAACATGAGATTGAAAAAATCGATCATCCTGTTGCTTCAGATAGTCAGTTTTCTGGTGATATCGAAGGTCTAACTTCTAAAAAGCGTGAAGCCGATTACGCTAAAGGCGATGATAAGAAAGCTTATGATAAAGCTTATAAAAAGAAAGTTGCTCAGACTTTGCCTAAGCGTGGAACCACAATTACTACTGACCAGGAAGATGTACTGGAAGACATAGATCTCGACGCACTCCTTGATTTCAACGAAAACGAAATGACAGTTGAAGAGCTCGATGAAGTAATTGGTATGGTCAAAAAAGTTGCCAACAGATTTTCAACTTCAGGTCGTGCAGACGCAGCTGAAAAAAGAGCTGATAAGTTCGAAAAGAAACAAAAAGATAGAGAACGTTTGAAGAAGGCTAAGGAAAGACTTCAGAAGGCAAAAGACGCACAACAAAAGCTTAAGCAAAAAATCAATTCTGAAACAGAAGTTGATGGTGAGGTAGTTAATGAAGCCTCTCCTACTGCATGGACAAATCTACGCAACGACCAACGAGACAGAGTCAGACAAGAATATCAAAAGCTTAAAGCAGAGTATGACAAGGCTCAGGAAAAACATGATTATCACTATAATGATATTGATGGTGATGAAAGAACAGCCGAGCGTATGATGGACCGAATGGAGATGATCAAGGACAAACAAGATGCATTAGTCCAAAAATATGGTCGTGGTGTTTATAAGGCTGTTGGATTTAGAACTGGTAACAGAGCTAATGAAGAGATGTCTATTACAGAAATCCTAGGTTTCAAAAACAAAACAAAAGATGACATGAAAGATAAGGAAGAGGTTGAGGAAAAGGTAGATGCTCCAATCCAGGTAGAAGATGATTCTGATGATAATAAGAAAACATTAGAAAATCAACCTGACGAAACACCTAAAGCTAAGGATAAGAAAACCCCAGCTGTTTCAAGCGATGATTCCTCAGATACTAATACTTCCTCATTAGAAGACCAACCAACAGAAGCTCCAAAAGTTAAGGCTCCAAAAGCTTCTCCAACATCAGTAAATATTAAAGCTGGTGGCAAAAACATTCAATTAACATTTAAAGAAATGCTAAATAAAGTAAGCTCAGAGGAAGAGCTTCTTGAGAGTCCTCAGGAAGAAATCCCAATGATGCTGAAACAATTACAGTTCATATGTTACTCATCGGAAGAAATATCAGAATATTTACAATCAGGTGTTGACCCAGAGGAATGGTGGCAGAATAAATTAGCTGAAGTATTCAGTAATGTTAAATCATTATATGCTTATGCTAAAGGTGACCAAATGGTAAACAAACCATTAAGTGCAGCTGCCATGTTTGACAAGGCCGGAATGAAAATGCATTTCGAAGAAACTGAAGATGAGTTATACGAATCTCCGGTTAGAATGTCTGGTCGTAATGTTAATGTCAAGGCTGGAACATTGAAAACAGCTGATGGTAAAAGAGTTAAAATCAATAGAGATCAAGCTAAATTACTAACTGACTTCTTTAAAAATGTCAAAAATGTTAATAACAAAAAGGAAATGATGGACCAACTGTCACAATCAGAAGGTGGTTTCCAAGAAGTATTGACATTTGCAGAATTGGCTTAAAGGATTAAACTATGTTAATTAAAGTAAAAGGAAACGCGGAAGCCGTAACTACTGCAAACAATGTTTCATTGTCTAGGTATGTTAGAGTTTTTGCAGCCGCTGCTCAGACAGTTACAATTACTGCTGCTGATGCAGAATTAAGTTCATCAGGCTCATTTTTGATGCCGATTGGTGGTGTTGAAATTGTTGAAAAACAACCCACTGATACTATTGCTAGTACTGGTACATTATCATGTACTCCTGTTGCAATAAGAACTTAATAAATAAATAATATATACAAAAGGTACGATTATGAAACTTATTAGCGAATATACAGAAGATTGCGAAATAATCACAGAAGCAGCCGAGGATGGGAAGAAAACCCATTATATCGAAGGCATCTTTATGCAAGGTGATTTAAAGAATCGTAACGGAAGAATTTATCCATGTGAAACTTTGGAAAATGAAATGTCTCGTTACCAAAAAGAGTTCATTGAAACTAAGCGCGCACTTGGAGAATTAGGACATCCCGATGGTCCTCAAATTAACGGAGATCGTGTTTCACACTTAATTACTGAAATGAGACGCGACGGAAACAATTTTTATGGTAAGGCAAAAGTTTTATCAACTCCTATGGGAGAAATTGTGAAAACGTTCATAGATGAAGGTGTCAAGATTGGAGTAAGTACTCGTGGTCTTGGTTCAGTAAAACAACTTAAAGACGGCGTAATGCAGGTCCAGGATGACTTTCACTTATCAACAGTGGATATTGTAACTGACCCATCTGCTCCAGATGCCTTTGTAAATGGTATAATGGAAAACAGAGACTATTATTACGACATCGCTTCAGGGAATTGGAAAGCCACGCAAATGGTAGAACAAATTGTCCAGGAAGTAGAAAAGAAAATTAATCGTGTAGTACGTAAGATTGACGAAGGTGACGCATCAAGAATGTTTGAAGCCTTTATCCGTACTTTAAGAAATTAAATTTTTATAAATAAGAATAGAAAATATTTTTAAATTAATTGTTAATAACAATTTAAAGGAGAAAAAAATGGCAGAAGATAAAAATAACTTCGTCGCTGATGATGGTATCTCAAGCGTACCTGGTGCTGTAACCCCTGAAGGTGGTGAAGGCAAAAAGGACAAGCTTAAGAAAACAGCTGAAGACAAGCCTGAAACATCCCCTACTGCTGATGGTAAGAAAATAGTGCCTGGTCAAACAGACGCTGGAAAACCTGTACCAACAGCTGAAGAAGTAGAAACAATTGAAGAAATCGTAGTTGAATCTTCAATCGAATCTATTATCGAAGGTGAAGATCTTTCAGAAGAATTCAAAGGCAAGATCGCTCTTGTATTTGAGGCAGCATTATCAGAAGAAGTTGCAAAAAGAACACTATCCATTAAGGAAGCATTAGAACAGAATCTAGAAGCTGAACTATCTGAAGCAGTAGAAACCCGTATGGGCGAAATTGTTGAAAACGTAGATAAGTATCTTGACTATGTTGTAACCGAATGGACTAAGGAAAATGAAATCGCAATCGAATCCGGCATTAAAGTTGAAATGGCAGAATCCCTAATGGGTGGCCTAAGGTCTCTTTTCACAGAGCACAACATTACTGTTGAGGAAGAAACTGTAGATGTTATTTCCACACTCGAAACAAAAGTTTCAGAATTAGAAGTAAGTGCTAATGAACTCGTATCAGAGAACATTGACCTACAGAGAGAAATCTCATCTTTTAAAGCTGGAAAAATATTTGACGGCCTTTCAGAAGGACTATCTGATAACCAGGTAGAACGTTTGAAAGTATTGTCTGAAAAGCTTGATGTTGAAGATTTAGAGTCTTACTCTGAGAATCTTCAAGTAATTAAGGAGTCCTTCTTCAGCGACAAACCTTTGACAGAAAGTCAAGGTGATGTTCAAGAAGAAAGTGACGAAATTATTCTAGAAGAACAGGAAGTATCTAAACCAACTTCTGATTACACTTCTATTAATGCTCTCGTAGAGGCATTTAACACTAGAAAGAATAATTAATTTTAACTTGGTTTTTAATCTAAAAATTAAATAAATTAATTTTAACAATAAGGAGATAAACTGATGTCACAATCAAACTATCAACAACTAGTGGAAAAGTGGGGCCCTGTACTAGAGCACGAATCTTTTTCACCAATTAGTGATTCCCATAAAAGAGCTGTAACGGCTACTGTTTTGGAAAACACTGAAAGAGCATTAATGGAATCTGGCGATTTGTCAGCTAACATGACTTCTTTGCTTTCAGAAGCTTCACCTACTAATGACGCCGGAACTGGCGGATTTGGTGGTGGTTCTGCAGCAGGCGGTCCTACAGCTGGTTATGACCCAATCCTAATCTCTCTCGTAAGAAGAGCTGTTCCTAACCTAATCGCTTATGACATTTGTGGTGTGCAACCAATGACTGGACCTACAGGTCTGATCTTTGCAATGCGTGCTAGATATGGCTCACAAGCTGGTGATGAAGCTCTATTCAACGAAGCTGATACAGGCTTTGGTGGAACTGGAACTCACGCTAATACACTACCTAATGCAAACACACAACTTATCACTACCGGTACTGGTCTTGATACAGGTGCTGCTGAAGCTCTAGGTGACGGTGTTGGTGCTGGATATGCTGAAATGGCTTTCTCAATCGAGAAGGTTACTGTTTCTGCTAAGACTCGTGCCCTAAAGGCTGAGTACACAACTGAACTTGCTCAAGACTTAAAAGCTGTGCATGGACTAGACGCTGAGACTGAATTGGCTAACATTCTTCAAACTGAAATCTTAACAGAAATCAATAGAGAAGTTGTTAGAACAATTTATACAACCTCAGTTGTTGGTGCTTCAAACACTGCTGCTGCTGGCGTATTCGACTTGGATGTCGACGCTAACGGACGTTGGTCTGTAGAGAAGTTCAAAGGCTTAATGTTCCAAATTGAACAAGAAGCTAACGCTATTGCTAAAGATACACGTAGAGGGAAAGGTAACGTAGTTATTTGTTCTTCTGACGTTGCATCTGCATTGCAAATGGCTGGTGTACTTGACTATACTCCTGCATTAAACTCTAACACATTGGAAGTTGACGACACAGGCAATACTTTTGCTGGTGTTCTTAATGGAAGATTCAGAGTGTATGTGGATCCGTTTGCTGGCGGAAACTACCTAGTAGTTGGATATAAAGGATCATCTGCATTTGATGCTGGATTATTCTATTGTCCTTACGTACCATTACAAATGGTCCGTGCCGTTGGTGAGAATAGCTTCCAACCAAAAATTGGTTTCAAAACCCGTTATGGAATGGTTGCTAATCCGTTTGCACAAGGTGATGCTGATTCTCAAGGACTCGGCGCGCTTACTGCTAACGTCAACAAGTATTACAGAAAAGTTAGAATCTCTAACTTATTCTAATACTAAGAGTTTAGTTCACTAAACCACTTAAAAATTTCTTCGGAAATATTTGGGGACCTCTTTCGAGAGGTCCCTTTTTTATGCGCTTAATAAAGTATAAGGCTCATAGCAACCGGAGATACCGATTGCAGAATTGTCACATCCTCTTCCGTCCATCCAGATTTCTAACTTAATATCGTCGAATGAATTTTCGTGAAGATTTATAATTTGAAAAGTTGTATCTAAATTGTTTTCATAGATATCTTTGTAATTGGTTCTACTAATTGGCTTAACCACTAGATGGTCATTGCCGACTTCCTTAACAATTGCTGTATAGTCAAAACCGTCTTTTTGGAATTTGCAGGTGTCCATATTCACCTCTATATAGTCGTCAAACAATGTTTTCATAATATCTCCTTTTCCTTATTATATGTCTATTATACTCTAACGAGCAACAAATGTCAACACGTTAGCGCAAAATAAAAAATAAAAAAAAGGGACCCCGAAAGGTCCCTGAATGCCACACACTTTATCAGATATGCTCCAGACTGAACTGGGGTGGCCTGTTACAACTCTTATTATTATGAGTTATTTATTAGAGTTATCGTAATGTCTGCGAACTAGGTATACACGGATATATGCCAAAACTGTCATTACAGCAGTGATTAGAACGCTTAAGGTGAAAGGGTTTGTTATTTCCATTATGGTTATAAACAAATATAAGAAGAACAGATTTAGCGGATAGTTAATAACCAAACCAGTACCTACTGTCATTATAACTTCTTTATGTCTTTGCCTTACTACACTGTTCATATTAATGAATTTCCTAGTTCAAGACCAATTCGTCTATAATCTTCAATAGGGCCAGTGAGGAATTTGATTTTATCTGTTTCAAAATTCTTTCCTACCATTCTAATTGTTGGCCCATCAATGTCAGTTAAACAACCTATGGGAGTATTACAATCTCCATCTATTGCTTCCAACATAGCTTTTTCTGCCATAGCTATAGTCCAGGTTTCGATATGATTTACAGCCCAACAATAAGCTGTTAGGTCTTCATCTTCTCTTGTGTTTGGAATACGAGTTTGGACTGCAATAATACCTTGCCCTGGAGCTGGCAACAATTCTGCCGTACCAAATACTCTTGTTATTTTATCGTCATATTTAAGTGCATGAACACCAGCTGCAGCTAATACAATTGCGTCATATTCACCATCTTCCACCTTTCGTATTCTGGAATCAATATTACCTCTGATGGGTACTATTTCAGCTTGTGGAAATAACTCTTGTAATTGTGCAATTCTTCTTGGGCTACTTGTCCCTATTGTTTCTGGATTGGAATGACCTATTAAAACATCTCGTGGGTCATTTCTTTTTAATACGCAAGGAACCTGTAAAACTTCGTCATTGTCTCTTGTTAAATCTTTAAAGGCATGAACTGCAAGGTCTATATTACCATAATAAAGAGCTTCTTCTATTGATTTACTAAATGCACCTTTCCCACCCATATCTTCGATTGCCATCTCTGGCTTGAGGTCAGCCTCAGAATCAATATATTCTATCTTTGTTTGGAAGGGAAGAATGGACTTTGCTGATTGTGTATATTCTTTGGCTAATATACTTTTTCTGGAACCTATTTTATAAATCATT